TTCATGGTCGTATTATCGATACCATGATCGCCGCTCCTCTTGTTGATGAAAATAGATTTAGATATTCACTTAACGAGTTAGGTAAACATTATTTAGCTGAAAAGAAAAGTGAAACATTATTATATGATGCAGCAAAGAGTTGGGGTGTTGATGCTAAAGGAGAAATGTGGAAACTACCACCGATGTATGTTGGTCCTTACGCTGAACAAGATACAGTGCTTACCTTAAAGTTATGGCAGTTCTTTAAAACAGAATTAATTAAGCAAGATCTACTGTCTATTTTTGATTTAGAAACAAAGCTATTTCCGATTTTATTTGAAATGAAAAAGAAAGGCGTTAGGATTGATCTTGATGAAGCAGAACGCACGAAAAATGATTTCGCTAAAAGAGAGAAAAAGATATTGGATGATATCTATAAGGATACAGGTGTTGCTGTGGAAGTATGGACTCCAACGTCAGTGGCGAAAGCTTTCGATGCGAAAAGTATTCGATATGAAACGACACCGAAATCTGGTCAGCCTAAGTTTGATAAAAATTTTCTTACGACGCATCCTAGTCAGTTGGCCAAGAACATTGTTGAAGCGAGAGAAATTAATAAAGCAAGAACCACCTTCATCGATACAATACTCAAGCATTCGTACAGAGGCAGGATTCATGCTGAGATCCACCAAATGCGTTCGGATCAAGGAGGAACAGTAACAGGTAGGTTCTCGTATAGTAATCCAAACTTACAGCAAATTCCTGCACGTAATAATATTATTGGTCCACGGATCAGACGATTATTTATTCCTGAAGAAGGATGCAAGTGGGGAACATTTGATTACTCGCAACAAGAACCACGGATCACGGTACACTTTGCTAAATTAACTAATGGTGGGTTGCCCGGTTCTGATACCGTTATTGATGCTTATGAAAACGATGATGCAGACTTCCACCAAGTTGTTGCTGATATGGCAGGCATTGATCGTAAGACAGCAAAAACAATTAACCTTGGTATGATGTATGGAATGGGTAAAGGTAAACTTGGTTCTGAATTAGGTTTAGATGAAGATGATACAGCAGATCTTTGGAAACAATATCATAAGAGTGTTCCTTTTGTAAAAGAGCTTGCTGATAAAGTTTCCCAACGTGCGCAAGATGTTGGATATATAAGAACACTACTTGGTCGCAAATGTCGTTTCGATTTATGGGAACCAAATTTGTTTGGCATTAATAAGCCATTACCACATGTAGAAGCAATGAGAGAGCATGGTAAGAACATTAGACGAGCATTTACCTACAAGGCTCTTAACAAGCTAATACAGGGTAGTGCGGCAGATCAAACAAAGCAAGCGATGATAGATTTGCACGAGGAAGGTTTTCTTCCTCATATCCAGGTTCATGATGAATTGAATCTATCTGTTGATAATCCCGAAAAATATTCGGTCATACAAACAATAATGGAAAATTGTGTTGATCTCAAGGTTAAATGTAAGGTAGATGTAGAGATAGGTAATAGTTGGGGTGAAATAAAGGAGATCAGTGACTAAAGTTTTTTTATTAGTAGTAAGTTTATGGGGTTACAATGGTGACTCATGGGTTTATACTGGTAATCAAATGGTTTATGGCAATCCTATGCCAAAAGAACAATGTGAAGAAATAGTAAGTAAATGGACAAAATTTGAAATGAACAAATATTTTCGTTTTTCTTTAGAATGTATAGAAGATATTAGAAAGAATACTTGACTTCTAATATATTATCCCATACTTATAACCCATGAATATAGAAAAATATAAAAGTGTTGCTATACATAAAGACACGTATGATAAAATACGTGTAATAGCTAAAGAGGATTATATGACGATTAACAATTTCATAAGGAAACTTGTTGATATTGAACATGTAAAATTCAGAGAAAGAAAGAAAGAAGGGAACGGATTGGCGGATTAATTGAAACTTCCTGAAAGCCCCATAAAAAAAGTTTACGAATGTCGTAAATGTAAACGGGTATCAGTAAAGTTTTTTAATCCACAATTTGATACGTCGTATAGTAAAGAAGAATGGGAACATGTGCTGCAACAAGGCAGCAAGGCTCTTGATACTTTACTTGAGATGTATGACCCAAAATTTTTTTAGGGAGGTAAAATGTTTCAATTTTGGCATATCGTTGCTATTCTTGGTGTTTTTATTTTAGGATTTATTGCAGGGAGATATTCGTTAAGAGTGTATTACCAAGCAAAATTCGAGGAACTAGAGAATAGAGTATTGAAAAACCAAAGAGATATAGAGTATCATGCTAGACGCCTTTAGTTGGGTGTTTAGTGTGTTTCTTATTTGTGTTACCGTGGTTCTTGTTACATGGATCACGGTTCATTATTCACCTTTCCACACTTATGTGAGGGGATGTGTTGATCAAACAAATGATTTCGATTATTGTGTTTGGTTATATTATGAGATAGCAAAAGAAGAATCTTGGTTGCGCCAGATGTTAATTAAGCTATCGGAATAGGAGGAAGAAAGAATGTATTTTAAACAATCAAATTACGAAAAATATGATCATTGTATCAAGTGTGAACGAAAATATTTGGAAGTAAATTTAATCGCTAATTATAATAGTAGTAGACAGAGAAGTAATTACTATTGCATTAGATGTTATAACAGGAGAGAGATAGATGAAACTAAAGAAACGGTTAATGAAACTCTACAAAGACGTATCAAGAAAAGCGTTACGGGAACCACGGACCCTGAGAGAGTTAGCAATAAGGAAGAAGTGGGACAGATTAAAAACAATAATGAGCAAGCGTTATGATTTGTTATAAATGTAAAGGAAATGGATATGTTAGATTATCGTTTGAAGCAGAACAGGTTATTGAACAGTGTAAGGTTTGTCACTCACAAGGGGAAATCAATGAAGATAAGTACTACCACCAAACATGGACAGAGGGGGCTAATAATTCCCTCGCAATCTACTATGGTCCACCCCTTGACCCAGAATGTTTCAAAAACTACACGATTTCGAATGAGTAAACCAGTTATAGAGTTTAAGGGCGAGCCGCCCTTTTAGAGTTGGGATAGAGGAATTTTTCAATGGTTATATGCAAATCATGGCAAAAGCTTGGAGATGGTTCGGGCCTCGATTCCCGGTGTTCATACATAACCCGTTAAATCATCAATGCATATGTTGTTATGATAGTAGAGTCTTTCTTTCCTCCTGATCGTACGGCTCTACTATCAAATTATAAAAGTATAGTTTATTTTAGCCCCCCTGAAATATTTTTACTGCTCAAACCTGTGTTACACCTGTTACAGTGTTACATTAAGTTAATTTATTGAATTATATATGTTTTTATGTCACAATCTTGTAACAACAGATTTTATTATATGTTACACTATTGGGATATTTTAAGCCATACTTAGTATATTATAAATAGTTAGGGTAAAAATAAACTATACCTTTTTGAAAAAGAAGGATATTATAGGAATTATGCCAAAAAACAGAGGTGGGTTAAGTCCCAGACAAAAAGCATTTGTTGAGATATTTTGTAAAGAGAATGGAAGAATAACTCCAACAGAATGTGCAAGACAAGCAGGATATAAAGAACATAGTGCAACTGCTGCAGCATCTAATTTAAGAAACCCTAAGTATTACCCAGGTGTTGTTGAAGCAATTGAAAAACTTCAAAGAGAATATGCTGATGCAACTAAAATTGATATTGTCAAACATTCAAGAGAATTAGCTAGATTAAGAGATAAGGCTGTTGAAAATGGACAGTTAGGCCCTGCAATAAATGCTGAATTTAGAAGAGGACAGCTTGGTGGTTTTTATGTAGATCGTAAAGAGGTTGTGACCGCATCTCTTGATAGTATGACTAGAAAAGAATTAGAGTCAAAATTAAAAGAGATACGGGATAATAATATTGTTAATGCTGAATATGAAGTTCTTGAAGACCAATCTTAGCTTTATGATAAACAGTGCTACCTAATTCAATACTCATACCAATAACATAAACAAAGAATACTAAAAAAGTTATAAATATAATTCTAGCTATCATGGTACTTGTTTCAATAATTCTTGTAGTTTGTGATACCACATTAATCTAAATTCAAAGTCCTCACTATTCAATAGAGCTTTCTTTAAACTATCAACTCTATTCCAAAACAAACTTTCAGTCATTGGAAGTGATTGATACTCACCTTCTTTGTAAATTATTATTTTATTCATGGTGTATATATTACCTCCTCATCAGTTAATTCTCTCATCTTTACTTTGTATGCTTTTAAAAAATCTTTTAATGGCATCTCTGAATTTTCTAAATGAGCTAAGTGTAGATTTTTGTCATAACTGTAAATAACAAAAGCCCTCTCATAACAATTCATTAAAAATGTTTCTTTATCATTCATGGTAATTTTCTCCTTCCATCCCTTTATTACATGGATCATTTAAATAACTTTCCATTTCGTAAAATTCTAATTCTACTTTTTCCCCACATTCTAAACACAACCAATCATTATTAATGAAACCTATGTTTTCACAATTACAATCATTCATTTTATCTCCTCTATATGTCTAGAACTTTTTGTTTCCATATTTTCATCGACAACATTATTGTATACCCCATTTTCAATTAATGATTCTGCTTCAACTTTATTTTCAGCTTTAAC